TGTTGACACTGCTGGCGCAGCTGGAGAATTTCGCGGTTTCAGTGACCGGCGCGACGCTGAACTTCGGCCCCGCACCGGCCGGCACGCCGGTGCTGATCACTCCGCAGGCGTGCATCGCATTGGATTTTGACATTGCCACGACAATCCCTTCCAGCACCACCGTAAAATCGTGGAATACGCGCAAAAAGGCGGTCGTCATGCAGACGGCAGGCAGTTCGGGCGGCGGTAGCACGACGCTGATCAGGCCGAATCTGACAAGCCAACAAGCCGGTAATCTGGCAACGAATCATCTGGCCGTGCTGTCCCAGCACGCGGTCATTCTGAAGGCGACTTTGCCGGGAGAGATGATCATGAAGCCCGGTATGCAGATATTGTTGAGCGGAACGAATTCGCGTCTCGATCAGAGCTATGTGGTCGACGCGATCTTCCGGTCCATAGAGTCACATCATGGTTTCATTGAAACAATACATGCCCGCGCGATGGACGCCGCATGACAATCGATCGCTTCTGGAATGCGGTGAAAGCGCAAGCCGGCGGGCTCGATGGTCTGGCCGGCGTCGCGCGGTTCGGACTGGTTTCGAGTTTTGACCCCGCGGCCTACGCGGCGCGGGTTATGGTGCAGCCGGAAAATGTGCTGAGCGGCTGGTTGCCGGTTCTCTCGGCCTGGGTTGGCAACGGCTGGGGGCTCGCCGCGCCGCTCACACCCGGCGACCAGGTGTTGCTGCTGGCGCAGGAGGCCGATGCCGAGCACGGGGTCATATTGGGCTGCGTGTGGTCAGCCGTCGATAAGCCGGCCGGCGCAACCAGCGGCGAGCTTTGGTTGCAGCATCAGAGCGGTAGTTTCGTGAAACTGAAGAATGATGGGACGATTGCGATGCAGGCCAGCACCGTCAACATTGCGGGAAATCTTGTCGTGACCGGCGATATATCAGACCGCAATGGCGCGAACGGAACCTTGGCGGCACTTCGTAACGCGCATGACACCCACGCCCATCCCGACCCCCAGGGCGGTATCAGCGGCCTGCCGACGGTGATTGTGTAATGCCCGATCTCTCTCTGATTTTCGGTGGTGATCTGGCGGTTGGTCCAACCGGAGATCTGGCGATATCCGACGCTTCCGCATTGGCGGAGCAGCGCGTCTTGCGCCGCCTTTTGACGAACGCCGGAGACTATATCTGGGAGCTCACCTACGGCGCCGGGCTCGGGCAGTTTGTCGGAAAGCCGGGGGCCACCGCCGCGATTGCCGCTGTCACTCGTACCCAGATGCTGCAGGAGAGCGCGGTTGCGGCAAGTCCGGCGCCGGTCATCTCAACGACCGCCGCTACCGATGGGACGGTAACGCTGTCGATCCAATATACCGACGCGAAGACCGGGCAGACAACGGGTCTGAGTTTTTCTGTTTAGGAAATTTCATGCAACTATCTTTGCAGAATTTTTCCACGCTGGTGGAAAACATGGCGGCCTCCGTTCAAGGTGCTGCCAGCAACTTGTTGGATCTAACCGTCGGCTCGGTCTTGCGGGCGGTCCTGCAAGCCAACGCCTCCGTCGCTTTATGGCTGCAATGGCTGATCGTCCAGGTCCTGGCGGCCACCCGCCTGGCCACCAGCACCGGGGCCGACTGCGACAGTTTTGGGGCGGATTTCGGGTTCTCGCGGCTGCCTGCCGTGGCGGCGGCCGGCCAAGTGACGCTGGCGCGGTTTACCCCCACCATAGCGGCGTTCGTCCCAGTCGGGACGCAATTTTCCACTTCGGCCAATACCCAGAGCTTCGTGGTCACCATCGATACCACCAACCCCGCTTATGTCGCAGCATCGGGCGGTTACGTTTTGGCGGCCGGGGTGGCCGGTATAACGGTGCCGGTGGCAGCCAATGTTGCGGGCAGTGCCGGTAATGTGCAGCCGGGGGCAATTTCCGTCATAAGCTCGGCATTGGCGGGTGTTGATACGGTCACGAACGCGGCGGCTCTGGCCGGCGGCATGGATGCCGAAAGCGACGCCGCGTTCCGATCCCGCTTCGGCAACTACCTGGCCAGCCTTTCAAAGGCAACCGATGCCGCCATCGGCGCCGCGATTTCAGCCGTTCAACAAGGGCTGAGCTATGTGATCAGCGAGAACATCAACCAATCGGGTGCGCCGCAGATGGGGCATTTCGTGGTCACGGTCGACGACGGCTCCGGTCTGCCGCCGGCCGCGTTGTTGAGTGTCGTGCAGCAGGCGGTCGATGCGGTGCGGCCCGTCGGCTCCAGTTTCGCCGTGCAGGGGCCGGTCGTCACGCCGGCAAACATTTCGCTTAACGTAACGATGCTGCCAGGCGTTTCGGCGCAATCCGTCACCACCGCGGTCACGGCCGCGATCGAGACCTACATCGCGTCGTTGGGTGTCGGGCAAACGCTCAACTACACGCGGTTGGCGCAGCTTAGCTACGCCGCCTCCGGCGCCATCACGAATGTGTCGGCCGTGCTGCTGAACGGCGGTGCGGGGGATTTAACGCCGCCGTTGTTCGGGGTCATCCGCACCGGCACCATCACGGTTTCCTGATCGATGACCGGTGATACGAATGACATGCTGGCGCGGATTAAATCAGTCCTGCCGGCGCGGTGGTTTGCCGATACAACGCCGATCCTCGATGCCCTCCTGACCGGCCTCGCAACGGCGTGGAGCGCGTTGTATGGCCTACTGCTGAACGTCAAGGCGCAGACCCGGATTGCAACGGCGAGCGGCATAAGTCTTGACATCGCGTCAACCGACTATTTTGGCACGGCGTTGCCGCGCCGGGCCGGTGAATCCGATAGCGCGTTCAGCGCGCGGATCAGGGCGAATTTGCTGGCGCCGCGCGGCACTCGCGCCGCCCTCGTGCTGGCGCTGACCAATCTTACCGGCCGGCCGCCGCAGATTTTTGAGCCGCTGAACCCGACCGACACCGGGGGGTATAATTCCTACACCTGCGGATACGGGCTGAGCGGCGGCTGGGGAAGCGAAAATCTGCCGTTTCAGTTTTTCGTAACGGCCTACCGGCCCAACGCGTCGCCGGTCGGCAATGCCGGCGGCTATTCGCAAGGGCCTGGTGGTTACGGAATCGCACCGATGGTCTATGCCGACACGGCTGAGGCGCCAGGCGTTATCGCCGACGCGGATATCTACGCCGCCGCCGCCGCCGTGCTGCCGGTCGCAACCATCGCCTGGATGAACATTTCAAACTGAGGACGCATCATGGATCGCAATATTGTCTATCCCGGAAGCATTCCGCTGGATACGGATATTCTCGGCCTTAACCGCCAGGCCATGGTGGGGATCGGCGCGCTCACCGCGGCCGTGCTCGGCAGCAATGTCGTGGTGGATGGTCTGGCATGCACACCCACATCGCCGGCCTCGCTGGTGGTTAATGTGGCACCGGGCAGCATCACGCAGCTTTCGCCATTGGATGCGAATGCCTATGGGTCACTGGCCGCCGATGTAAGTGACCAGATCGTGAAAACCGGCATCAACCTGCAGGCGACGAGTTTTACGCTGGCCGCTCCGGCGACTTCCGGCCAGACTGTGAATTATCTCATCGAAGCGGCATTTTCGGAATCCGATGCCTCGCCGGTGGTCCTGCCGTATGTGAATGCGGCGATTCCGACGCAACCCTTCTCCGGGCCCAACAACTCCGGCACCGCGCAGAACACGCGGCGCATCCAGCGCGTGCAATTGCAATTAAAGCCCGGTGCGGCGGCCACCGCCGGCACCCAGACCACGCCGGCGGTCGATTCCGGCTGGGTCGGGCTTTACGTGATCTCGGTGAACTATGGGCAGACCGCGGTCACGGCTGCCAATATAACCGTGTTCCCGGGCGCGCCCTTTATCAGTTACAAACTGCCGCAGCTGCGCCCCGGTTTCACCTCCACCCAGGTGTTCACGTCTTCAGGTAGCTTCGTCGTGCCGAACGGGGTCGTGCAGGCCCGGGTTACCGTCATCGGGGGCGGCGCCGGCGGCGGCTATCACAGCACCATGCCGGGCGGCGGCGGCGGTGCCGGCGGCCAGGCCATGGGCGTTGTCACCGGTCGCACCCCGGGTCAGAGCATTGCCGTGACGGTGGGCGCCGGGGGGGCAGCGCTCGGCTCGCCCGGGGTCGGCAACAGCGGTGGCACATCCAGTTTCGGAACCTTCATGTCGGCGACCGGCGGCACCGGCGGCAACGGCGGTACGGCCGTTCAGTTCGCCATGGCCGGTGGTGCCGGCGGCATGGGGGTCGGTGGCCAGATCAACCGCGGCGGCTCGTTCGGGGGCGACGCGATCACTGTCGCCAGCCGCGGCGGCGACGGCGGCGGACCCGGCAACGGCCGGGCGTCGAGCGGGCCGATCCCGGGGCTGAGCGCCACCGGCTATGGCGGCGGCGGCGGCGGCATGAGCGTGACGGGGACGAACACCGGCTACCCCGGCGGCGCCGGCGCGCCTGGCATCGTCATCATCGAATATTAAGGGGCGACCGATGAGCACACCAGCCAATCACCTATGGCGTCCGTCGAACGCCCGCTACCTGCAGATCGATGGCTTCATTCCAACGCCGCGTGGTCCGCAGGTGCCGCCCGCCACGCCGCTGGCATGGCCGGTGAAAGACCCGATGGACACGTTGGACTACGTCTTCGACATCACCCCGGCGTTGACCGCCAACCCGGGCGACGGCATCGCGACGCTCGATGTCGCAATCACGCCGGATAATGCCGGCGACCTGACGCTCGCCTCCTCTAGCGCTGATGGCCCGCGCGCGGTGCTATGGCTGTCAGGCGGCCAGCCATCGACCACCTATACGGTTACCGTATCAATCACCACCACGGCCGGGCGCGCACTGGCGCGCAGCATTTCGCTGCCGGTGATCACACTGGCAACGATCCCGGCACCGGCTTCGGCGCTCACCACACCGGGCGGCCAGCCGCTTACGGATCCCGCGGGCACACCGCTGACGACAATCTGAGGTCAAGAAGAAATGCCGACTATTGGACAATTGCCGCCGGCCAACTCGGTCGCGGACACGGATGAGCTGCCGATTTTCCAGAATGGCCAGACCCTTGCGGCCACCCGCGCGCAAGTGCTGGCCGGTCTGCAGACGGCTCTGGCGTTGCCGCAGAACACCCTGCTGGGCGGTGTTGGGCCCGGAACCGCGGCCCCGGTGCCAATCGCCATCGGCGCCAATCTCTCGATTTCAGGGAACACCTTGGCGGCCACCGCGGCACCGTTCCAAATCCCCGCGCTGCCGGCGGGCACCACTCCGGCGCCGGCGGATATCGTGCCGTTGGGACAGGGGGGTGCGAATGCGGGCGTCAGCTACGCCAATTTCCTCTCCGGCATCGGTGGTGTAACCGGGCTGCCAGGCGGTGCGCTCACCGCCAAGGCAACCGGAGCGTCCACCAGCCGGACCCTCGCGGCACTCGCCGCCAATGCGGTTTCGATTGAGGATTTCGGCGCCGTGGGGGACGGCGTCACCGATGACAGCGCGGCGCTGCTGGCGGCGCTGGCCTCCGGCAATCCTGTGCGCTTTGGGCCAAAGACCTACGCGATCGGCGGCGAATGCGACATCACGGTCGCGGCTTGCACGCTGCTCGGCGTGCCTGGCCTCACGGTCCTCACGCGCCCGGCACAATCGCATGTCGGCACCTCGGCAACCGCGGCCTGGATCAGCATTTCGTCACCCACATTGTTCATCGACGGCGTTGTTTTCGATGCGAACGCCAGCATCGCAAGCGACACTTACGCCGTCGCCATCCAGGCCGGCTGCACAAAATCAATTGTTACAAGGTGCTTGTTCCGCAATGCGAAGGGGCCGACCCATGGCTCCGGCCTGACCTATCTGGCAAGCGATCCGGCGATCACCCAACATCATGTCGATGATTGCGAATTCACCGCGAATGCGGTGAACGGTCTGACCATCAACGCAACCGATGCGCTCAGCGTCACGAATTGCCGCGCCCATGACAACACCGGCGACGGGATCCACGCCGACAGCCTGGACCCCAGTTTCACACTTAAAATTCGTGAAGTTCATATTGTTGGCAACACCTGCTGGAACAATGTCTGCGGCATTTTCGTCGGCAATTTTCTGGCGCTGAACAATGGGTCGACCGTTTATGGCAATGCCAACCCGGATGTTCTGGCCGCGATCGTCGCCTCCAACAATTGCTACACGAACAGCGAATACGGCATCTACATCTCGGGCCGGAACATCATGGTCAGCGGCAACCTCTGCACCAATAATAGTTCGATCGCGGCAAGCGGCGCCGGTATTCTGTGCGATACCGGTTACTGTAAGATCAGCGGCAACATGATCACCGGCGCCTCGGCCTTCGGCATCGATTGCGGCGGCGCCATTTATACCGAGGTGTCGAATAACTACGTCAACGGCTCTTATGTCGGGATCAGCATCGGTGGCGGCCAGTATTGCATGGCGCGCGAGAATTTCATTCAGGACTGCACCGCGATTTCCTTATCCGTGCAGAATGTCGAATCCGACGGCCGCGGAACGGATTTCAATCTCGCCTGCACCGGCCTGTCGATCATTGGCAACTGGATCAGCTACAGCGGCGAGGTCTATGGGATTTATATCCGGGACGGCGCGCAGAATATTCTGGTGGCCGATAACGTGATTCTCGGTGAACCTGGCGCCGATCTGACCCGGGCGATTTCTGCCTTCACCGACACGATCACAATTCGCCGCAACGTGCTGAACTTTACCACCAGGTGGCTGGTCAACCCAACCACGGTGAATGGCGTTTATACCCTGGTGGTGCCCGACATCGCCGATGCCGTGACCATTTCACAGGCGACGGCGCCGGTTGCCAGCATCGTCACGGCGCAGGCCGCGGCCATGGCGGGGCAGATCAGTTTCTGCAAAATCGTCAACGGCGGCGGCGGCTACACCAGCGCCTCGGTCAGTTTCTCGGGCACCGGGACCGGTGCCGCGGCCAAGGTGTGGCTCTCCGGTGGCGCCGTGCTTGGCATCCAGATGACGAACTACGGTTCCGGCTACGGCCCGGCCACCACGGCGACGATCACGGGCAACGGCTTCGGCGCCACCGCGACGGTGCAGGTCGGCCTGCCGGTCTGGCAGAATCGTGAGATTTCCATAGATTGCCTGCAAAGTGTCGCCTTCGCGGCGGCCGGTAGCGCGCCCGCGCAAAGCAACTGGACCGGCACCACGATCACCATCCCGGCGGGGGCGACGATCGATTGGATCGGCAACAACGGCGGCTGGCGGGCGGCGCGGTTTTCGCAGAGCGACTATGTCTCTCCGAACGGCGACGGCAGCCTCACCTTGCGGACGATCACCGGCGATATCTCGCTGCATCCATCCGGCAGCGGGGCGGTGCGCTTTCTGTCGGATGCCGAACCGACAGGGGCGGTGGAACTGATCGGCCGCGGCTCGCCGCTCAATGCGGTATCAGCGCCGCCAGGCTCGACATTCCGCAACCTCAACGGCGGCGCCGGCAACACGTTCTGGGTGAAACAGGCCGGCACCGGCAGCGCCAACTGGGTCGCGGTAGCGTAAAGGGAAACAGTCCATGACAACAATTGCACAGCTCCCCGCGGCGGCATCCGTGGGGGCCAGCGACCTGCTGCCGTTATCGCAGGCGGGGCTGCTCTATTCGGTATCAGTCGCGCAGTTCACCGCCAATCTGCAGCCACGCCTGAGCGTGCCGACCGGCGATCTGCTGGGCCGGAACAGTACCGGCGCCGGCATGCCGGAAGCCGTGACGCTGGGGAGCGGGCTGGCACTCGCCGCCGGCGTGTTGAGCGCCAACGGCGCCGACCACGCCGTTTTTCCCGTCCAGGCCGCGCTGTCGCTGACGGATAACATCGTCATCAGCAACGGTGCAGCCCCCGGGTTGCTGCCGGTTGCGGCACTGCGCGGCCTGTTCACGGCCGGCGCTGGCGTCAGCATCAGTGCCGGCGGCGTGATCAACGTGACGGCCTCGGCAATTGCCGGGCCGGCCGGTCCACAGGGCCCGGCCGGGCCGGCCGGGCCCGCCGGTCCGCAGGGTGCCACGGGCGCGACCGGGTCCGGCCTGGTCGCCCCCGCCGCGGGTAATTCGGCAAGTTCGATCGGCGCCTCCGACTATGTCGCCATCTGGCAGAACGGCGCCAATGCATGGATGCCCTACAGCCAGTTTCTGGGCGGCCAAACGATCAACCAATTGCCGGCCGCCGGACCCGCGGCCGATAGTGACCAGATGCTGGTGGCGCAATCCTCCAGCGCGCTCAGCGTGCAAGGTTTCGGCGCCATCTGGACCTATCTGCAGGCCAAGCTCCCCAGCTACAAATCCCCGGTCGTGGAACTGACCGTCAACACCGTGCTGGACGGCACCAGCCATAACAACCGCATTCTTGTCGCATCGGCGCCGATCACCGTCACCGCGAATGTCGCGAACATGGGCTCCGGGTTCACCTGCACATTGATCAACCTCAGCAGTGGGTCGCTGACCATGGGCACCGGCATCACCTCCGGCACCGGCGGCACAACCCTGCCGCCCGGCAGCTCCACAACGTTGATCGGGCTTAGCTATTCCGGCGGCTCGCTGGTCTGGTGGAGCGGCATCGTCGCCAACGCCCCCACCCTGACGATCGCCTCGATCATCGCACCGGCTCCCAGCACCTCGTTTGCCGTGACCGGTGGGGTGTTCAACGACGCGCCGACCGCGCTCGATTATTCCTCCGACGGCGGCAACACCTGGGCCGCCGCGGCAAGCCCGGTGATCACCGCCAACGCGTACAGCTTCAACATTGCCGGTCTGAACGCCGGCACCTACGCCATCCGGGTGCGCGACCACGCCAAACCCGCGGTCATTGCGGTTTCAAATAGTTTCACCATCGTGCCGCCGACCGTCACCATTGCGGCGGTGCCGGCGACAGCCATGCTGAACGCCGCGCTCGCGGTCGCCGGCACGGTATCGCCTGGCAACAATGCCGTCCGCGTCGGCATGTCTTCCAGCAGCACAACCGCACCCACGGCCTGGGTGAATGCCTCTGTTGCGAACGGCAGCTGGAACGCCAGCCTGACCCCCGCCGCAACCGGCACCATTTATATCTGGGCCCAGCAATCATCCGCCACATCCGTGCAAGCGGTCTCCACAGCCATCAGCGTGATCGCCGCCTCGCTTACCATTTCGGCGCCGACCACCGGCACGGCCGGCACCGCGCTCACCGTCACCGGCGCGGTCAGCCCGGCCGCCGATGCGGTGAACGTGCAGCTCTCCACCCAGAACGCCACAGCCCCGACATCCGGCTGGACCGCCGCCGTGAACACGTCCGGCAGCTACGCCCTCTCCCTCACGCCCGCGGCGGCCGGCACTTATTACGCATGGGCGCAGGACACCAAGACCGGGCTTACCGCGGTGTCATCGGCCATCACGGTCGCCGCGGCACCGGCGCTGGTCTATACCATCAACAATCCCGGCGGCACCTATGTCCATGGCTCCGGCACCATCTCGCTGAACGGCGGGATTTCACCGGCCCAGGCGGCGCCGACACAGGTGGTGCTGTCAACTTCCAACACCACGGCGCCCACCACCGGCTGGCAAGCCGCGACACCCATCTACAACAACACCCTGTGGGGAATTTACTACCCCACACCGGCTACCGCCGGCAGCTATTACGTATGGGTTGAAACCACCACCGGCGGCAGCCGGATTGTCAGTACCTTCACCGTCACGGTGACCTGAACATGACCCTGCTGTTTGTCTCCCCGGGTTCGCCCCTGCTGGCCGGCGCCGGCCAGCGTGCGTTGATCGCCTCATTACCGGCCGGCAGCGCGCCGCCCGCCGGGGTATTCGCGGGGCCTTATCCCGCCGCCATCTCGGGCCTGTCCGGCTGGTGGGATGCCGGGCTGCTCAGCGGGTTGCGCGATGTCAACGGCGCGCCGGTGGTGCTGGCGAACGGCGTCGTCGGCACGGTCTTCGATAAATCAGGCAACGGCCAGGCCCTGACGCCGTATCATATCACCGCCGACACCTCACCCGCCGCCACCCTCGCCGTGCCGCGGGTCAACGGCTATCTCGGCGCCGTCGGCGCGCCGGATACAAGCATCTCGAGCTACGGGCCAACCCTGGACCCGGATTGGGGCCTGGCGCATCCGGGGTGCGAGTTCGGCGCCGCTGCTGCGTGGACCCGCTATCTGGTCTGGACCCGCCCGAACCTGCGTCAGGGCACTTATTACGTTAACGCATCGGCGATTCCGCTGCTCCACTGCATCGCTTCCGGCACAACAATTCTGCAGGCCGACAGCTCCGGCTCGAATCTGACTTTGTATCCCGGCACCGCCAGCCAGACGGTGCTAAGCGCCAGCCTCGCGCGGCGGCACAGCCACGCCATAATTTTGCGCAACACCCCGGGGGCGGGCGTGGATGTCTGGCTCGACGGCGTGCAGGTCGCAAGCCATGTGACCAACCCGCTGGCGGCCAGCGCGAATGCCGAGGTTCTGCTGTTCCACGACGGCAGCATCCAGGGTTCCGCCCAATGCTGGTTTCATGAAGCGGCAAACTGGGAAAGGGCGCTCAGCGCCGCGGAAATTCAAACGCTGATCGCCTGCCAGGGCCGCTGGGTCCTGGGCACCCGCAAAGGGGTCAGCGTGCTGGTGATGGGCCAGTCCAACGCCGCCTGGTTCATGAATTCAGGCGGTCCGCTGGCGCTGGCGCAAGGCATCGCCTGGTATCTCGGGGCGGCCTCCTATGCCGTCACGGCGGCACAGTCCGGCAGCTATATATCGCCGTCACGCTACTCGGTGATCTCCGGCCACCCGATTTCCAATTCCTCACCGCCGCTGTTTGCGCCAGGTCCCGGCAATGGCACGTTTCTAACCAATCCGGGCGACGGCTCGGATCCTTCAACCTGGTCCGGCGGACCGGATTTCGCGGCACTCACCGCCTATCTCACGGGCAGCTCGGCCGTCGTCTCCGCTCTCGATGAAGCCGATATCGCCTTCATTGTCTGGCCCTGGACCGAACAGGACAGCACGATGCCCTACGCCAACAAGTCGCTGTACAAAGCGACCGTGCTGCGGTTGCTGGCGCTCACCCGCGCCCTGCTCGGCCGCAGCGCCGCCCAACTGCCGCTGCTGACCTGGAACGCCATCCCGTATGAAACCACGGCGGGCGTGCAGATGGTGCGCGAATCCATCGCCGACCTGGCCGCCGTTCCGGCCAACAACATTGTGGTGTTCGCCAACCAGACGGCGGACTCAAATCCGCTCAACTCAGCCTACAACCCCGCCACCGGCCTGTTCACCGGCGGCGATCCGCAGCATCGCGACCAGCCGGATTTGCTGCGTTACGGCCGCATCGGCGCTTTCGCGGCCGGCCGTGCCGCGGTCGCCCTCGGTCTGAGCGATTCGATCCCGGCGGCAAACCTGCCGGCGGCCGGCCTGCCGCGCCAGGGCGGGCCGCAGATCACCCATGTCTACCGCGCCTCCAACACCAGTCTCGTGCTGACCATCACGCATGATTCCGGCAATGACCTCAGCGTGCCGCTGCAGGCCGCAAACGGCATCGGCTTTGCGGTGATGGACGGCGGCAGCGTCGCCGCGCCCGGCAACATCATCACCGCCACGGCGGCCGTGCGGGTTGATGCGACCCATCTGCGGGTCACTCTCGCATCCGCCATCACCAACCCGTCCGCCAACGTGTTGTTCTTCTATCCTTACGGCAGCACCCAGATCGGCCGTGGCGACGCGGTAACCGACAACGCAGCACTCATAACGCCGCCCGCCAACTGGAACATCGCGAACGATCTCGGCAGCGGCTGGGCGATCAACATGCCGCTGCAGGCGACGTTTTATCCAATCACCCTCTCGGATTCACCCAGTTAGAAGGAATTGCGCATGGAACAGGACTCCGTCACGCTGCTGCGTACGGACATCGCGGCCCTGCGCGGTGATTTCGCCAAAATCCGCCAGGACCTCAGCGTGCTGGACGCGCGCACCGATGCGCTGGAAAACTGGCGGGAGCGCTATCTGGCGCAGGAGGACCAGGTCTTCGACAAGGTATTCGCCAAGGTCGATCAACTGGTGGCGGCGTTGAGCGAAATGCGGGCGGATTTATCGCGCATCCGCGGCGAACGTGACGCCGA